CTAATTAGAGGTAAGAACGGTCAGTATGTTAAAGAGACTGTGCTTAATAAGATTAAGTATTTCTGTAACTTTATGATTACAAAGATTGAGAAGTGGTTAAAGTAAATGAGCTTCTTTATTAGAATACTGTTGTTAATATCACTGGCTATTGCCTTCATGATGACAACGGGTTGTAGTTCACTGAAGTTTAAGAATGTAGTTAAGACAGGTGCTACGACTGCGGTAACTTATGCGATAGCTGGACCTATTCCTGCTGTTGCTAACTTAGCTACCAGTGTAGCTGTAGATGAGGTTTTACCAGAAGAGAAGAATGTTGATAATATAGAGACGAAGGAACAAGCTGTAGCATTTGTAGCTGACTCCTTAATTATAAATACCTTATATGGGTTTATAGCGTTCCTGTTAATAACGAATGTGTTAACGCCATTCATAACTAGAAAGTGGGGTTACAATGAAGCTAAGAATAAATATGGGAGAAGGGAAGATGACTGAGTTACTAGATAAGATTAAATCAATGAATAAGACTACTCTAGCAGTAATCGGTATATTCGCAGTAATTGCTATTGCTAATATGCTCGGTTATGGTGGTTAACGTAGGTACAGAACAAATACCTGTATGGGTGTATGTTCACCATAGGATGAAGAGATGAATAGAAAATGTGTACTTGTGTTTTTATTAGGAGTGGCTCTTTCTACTTCAACATACGCCTTCTTCCAGCAATGGATGAGTATGCCACAGCAGATGATGCAACAAATTGTACAGCCGAAGTGCGACTGTAAAGATAATTAAAGGAATATAATGTCACTAAACAATATCTACATAGAAAACAAAGTGACTTTTAACACGGAGAAACTATGGCTACATTAATAACTACACGCTCTGCTTCAGCCTTAGCACCTACTACAGGTTCTGAAGTTAATAAAGGCTCTGCCTTAACCCATAATGAAGTAGACCAGAACTTTACAAACCTTAAAGCAGATAAGGCAGATTTAGCTAGTCCTACGTTCACAGGAGTTCCTAATTCTACTACCCCTGGGGCAACAGACTCTACTACTAAAATAGCTACCACAGCTTTTGTAGCAACTACTTTTGCTAAGAAGGCTGGTGATACATTAACTTCTGCGACACTGACATCGGCTGCATTAACCGATGCTGCTCTAAATACAACTGTTACTGGCACTGCTGTTAAAGACGAAGATGATATGGTTAGTGATAGCTCTACTGTCTTAGCTACACAACAAAGTATTAAAGCTTATGTTGACACACTAAGGTCTTATGTAGATGCTACTAATATGCCTAGAGTATCTACAAGAGTATGTTTGTGGGAAGGTTCTAATGGTACGGTTGCAAACGGTATATTCAGCGCACCTTCTATAGATAGACAGCAATATACAATTATACCCAGCACTCACTTCAGTCTTAGCTCTGGCACGTTTCTGAAGATAGACTTGGAATGGCAATGTGTAAGTGCCGAAGATGATATAGTAGTTGGAGATGTACTACCCCATAACTATACACAGCACGATAGCAACGAGGCGAGTTGGCCTATATGGCATGACAATGACGGTGATTTTAGTAATTCAGCTATGAGAGTTGAGTTTAATGTAGGTGACTATGGTAACGATAATGCCATATTCCACCTGTGGACTAGACCAGGGGGTTCTAGTGCCGATGCTTGGTATCAGAAAATCAACTTTGCACTATACGCAAGAATTTATTACACACTATGACTTATAAAGAGATAATAAATGAAGTTCTCATAAGGTTGAGAGAAGATGTGATAGGCTCTTCTGATTGGGCTGTGACTGAAACTTTAAAAAGTGCAACAGGTAATGTTTCTGAATATCAAAAGATGATAGGCTCTTTAGTCAATGACTCTAAGAGAAATATTGAAAGCTATCACGACTGGTTAGTGCTTAGGGAAACGGTAGAAGTGCCTACAGTATCTGGAACTAGAAACTATAATCTATCTTCTGGTCAAGAGTTAAAAATACTAGATGTTACAAACCAATCTACAGGTAGTACACTTGTACAGGTAAGTAGGCAGTATATGAACTCTACTAAGTACCCAACAGAAAACTCTGGTGAACCTCGTTATTATTCTTTTAACGGTGCGGACTCAGATAACAATCTTAAAATAGACTTAGAGCCTAAACCTAATTCAGTTCAAACTATTTCTTTTGATGTGGTCAAGTACCAAGACGAACTAACACTCCCAACAGATATTCTAAAGATTCCTGTACAACCAGTTATCTTAGGTGCTTGGGCTAGAGCAATATCTGAACGTGGTGAAGATGGTGGTACACAAACTGGAGTTGTTGCTATGGAAGTATCTGAAGCTCTCAACCAAGCGATTATTAGAGATAGTGGTAATGTTCAATATGAAACAGACTGGTTCGTTAACTAATGTCTGCTAATCTTACATATCTTCCTTTAGATAACATAGGTATTAATGGGCTTAATACTCAAGCTAACCCTACTGCCCTAGACCCTAGTTGGTTAATAAAGTCCGATAATATCGCATTTAAAGAATCTGGAAGGATTACTTTCAGAAATGGCTTTATTCAGAAGGTAGCTTCTATCTCAGCAGCTACTCCTATAGAATCAATAGGCGAGTACAAAACAGCTGCATTTGATTACGAGTTCTTCTGTGGTGCTAATAATGAGATATATAAGGTAGATTTATCAAATGCTTCTGCTGCCTTTACCACTAAATACAGTACAGGTATTACAGCTAATGACTGGCAGTTTATTAACTTCAACAATAAGCTAGTAGCATTACAATCAGGTCACATTCCACTAACTTACAATGGCACTGATTGGCTTCCTATAGGCATAGATACAAGTACAACAGTGAATGTTGGTACTTTTGTAATAGGTACTACTTATAAGATTGTAACTGTAGGAGATACTACCCAAGCCGAGTGGGAAACCGCTGGTCTTGGTGCTGGTATCCCAGTTGCAATAGATATTGAATTTGTTGCTTCTACTATTGGAGCAACAGCTACAGGCACAGCTGGTACTACTTATGCTAGGACTGGAAATGCACCTGCTAGTGTAACTACCTTCGACCCTAGTTGTGGTACAGGTTACTATGGTCGAATATGGGCTGGTGGTATTACTGAGAATAAAGATGTAGTTTATTACTCAGATACCTTAATTGAAACAGAGTGGAGGCGATACGGTCCAGATGGTATTTTTGGTGGCGGTGACGATACCTCAGCTGGTTATATTGATTTAGCTTCTGTATGGGGTCAGGATGAGATTATAGCTATTGAGCCTTTTTATGGACAATTAGTTATATTCGGTAAGCATAATATTGTTATATATGCGAATCCTATTGACCCGCTCAACATGACTTTAGTGGAAGTTATTAGAGGTATTGGTTGTGTATCAAGAGATACTGTACAGCAGGTAGCCGATGATTTATTCTTCTTGTCTTCTACTGGTCTTAGGTCACTAGCGAGAACAACGGAAAAAGATAACATACCACTTACTGATTTATCATCAACAGTTAAAGATAATTTAATTAGAGATATTAAATCAAACACTACTACAATAAAATCAGCTTATGTTGAAGAAGATGGATTGTATTTATTGGTGTTTGAAAGCCTTGATATTGTATATGTTTTCGATATGAAACATATAACTCCAGCTGAAACTCCAAGAGTAACACTTTGGACTTTTAAAAAGACAGCCTTTAATATTAAGTCTCTAATTAACTCAGAATCCGAAGGGTTCTTAGTAGGTCAGCAAAGCGGTAGCATAGCTTATTATGATGAATATTCTGATAAAGAAATAACTAGCGTGTCAGGAATCCCTTCGGTTATTCTTTATGATTCTATAATTGCTTATACAGGATTATTCCAAACAACTTGGATAGACTTAGGTGAAGGTGTAACAGCAGCATTATTAAAGAAATTAATAGCTGTTATTGGAGGAGGCTCTGATACTGACGTATCTGTATCTTGGGATAGGGATTTTGGTATAAACACTACTTATGCAGGAACAGTAAAACTAAACCCTCCTGGTGATGATTATTTATATGGTATTGCTAAATATAGTTGTAATAAGGATAATACAGATAACCCAGGTGATTTAGGATTTGATTACACAAGTGGAGATATGTGTGTCTATGAAGATGATGGTCTTGCTTATGATGAGTATGTCGTCACAGATTATGTAGATTCTACAGGTGAAGTATCTACTAGATGGACACACGATGAGGAAGTGCAAGGTTCTGGTTATTACTTCTGCCACCCACTATCCGCTGCTCCCACTCACTGTGAAGTTATAGAGTCTGAGTACGCCAGTACAAAAGGACTCAAAGAATATAAAGTACCGTTATCTAAGTCAGCTAAACACGTACAGTTTACATTTTCAGCTGAAACTAAAGGTTCTTCTACAATCCTTCAAGATTTAACATTATTATTCAAGAGAGGTAAAATTCGATGAGTTATACAATACAAAATGACTGGGCTAGAAAAGATGCACTTACACCAGCTGCTGCTGGTAAGGTAATTTCAGGCACTCACTTTTACAATGAATTTGTTGCTGTTCAAAATGAGTTCAATAACAAAGCAAATAAAGCTGGAGATAGTGGTCAAGCATTTGAATCTCTTACTCAGACGAAGAGTGCCAATGATAATAAAGTAGCTACTACTGAGTATGTTCAGACAGAATTAGTAGGTCACGATACTAAGCTTATCATTATGCAAGCTATATATCCTGTAGGTTCTATTTTCACTACAGTTAGTGACAGTAGTGCTTTAGCTACCACTTCTGCTGAGGTTGCTACCTTAATGGGATTTGGTGCTTGGGCAGCCTTTGGTGAAGGTAGGGTATTAATAGGTGCGGGTTCTGGTACGGACCATCAACCTACACCTGAAACTAAAATCTTTGCAGCAGGTGATGCAAATGGTGAATACAATCATAAATTAATAACTGATGAGATACCTGCACATGACCACTCCAATGGTGAGTGGGATGAGCTGGTTAGAACAACAGGGTCTAATACACGTCAAGGTGTAGACTCTAGCGCAGGTGAGTTTGATATTGACCAATCAGCCCAGATACAATCAGTGGGTGGAGGGTTAGTTCATAACAACTTACAACCTTACATCACTGTTTATATGTGGAAGAGAACTGCATAATGAAACAAAACGTGTCAGTATCTAATTTCTTTGTAATAGGTTTACCCAGAAGTAGAACAGCTTGGCTTGCTAACTTCTTAACTTATGAAGATAGTTTTTGTTTTCACGAAGGCATTAATGGATGCTCAACTATAGAAGAGTATAGGGATAAACTAGGAAATTATAAAGGAGATAGCAACACAGGATTAATGCTATTTAACTTTAGAAAATATTTCCCCAAAACTAAAGTTGTTGTGATTGATAGCACAATAGAAGAATCGGTTAAATTTGCAATGGATGTTTATGATGAAGATATTGAAGAGTCTATGACAAAGGCAAAGAAAAGATTAGACTCAATAGATGGGTTGCATATAAATATTAAAGATATAAATAAAAATCTAAGAAAAATATGGGAGTATGTATCTGAAAAGCCTTTCAATAAAGATAGGGCAGATATGCTTGTTAAATTAAATATACAAGTTAATGACCCTTTTGATATAGATATAGAATCTATTAATACTTTTAGGAGCAATACAAGTGGTTGGCTCACATAAGAAATTAAATATCACGTTAGACGTAGCAGCATTGAAAGGTGCTTTAACTCTAATGCCAGAAGAGTTTGGTAAATATCCTCAAAGGGGTGAGTTTGAAGGCTCGCCTCATTCAGAGATGAAAGATATTTGGGTGAGATATAATAATGTTGAGCCATATTTAAAATCTGGTGACTTCTCCACATTTGGAGATGAGCATGATTCTATATGGTATGACATAGCGGATAGACTACCTGTTAAGAATTTGCTATTTGAGATAATGAAAGAGGTTGATGGAGAGAGGTTAGGCGGTGTTCTTATTACTAAGCTCTCCCCAGGTGGAAAGATAAAGCCACATACTGATGCAGGGTGGCACGCTAGTTATTATGATAAGTATTACATTCCTATTCAGAATAAAAAAGGAAGTGTGTTTGGTTTTGAAGATGGAATAATTACCCCTGAAGAGGGCGATGTATGGTGGTTTAATAATTCAGTTAGACATTGGGTTGAGAATAATACAGATGAAGATAGAATTGCAATGATTGTTTGTGTTAAAACTGAGAACAGTAAAGGAGTAGATTATGTTTATTAAAAGGAGAATGGTATGCCTTGGGGTGCAGTAGCAGGAGCAGTAATAGGAGCGTATGGAGCTAATAAGGCTGCAAAGAAACAATCAGCAGCAGCAGATAGAAATGCGGATAAAGCATACGAACAATCATTACCCTGGTCTATGCAAGGTATGTTCGGTGGAGCATCTTTTGATGAAGAAGGAAGAATGGCATATACAGAGCTATCTCCTGAAATGCAAGAACAATATAATGCTATGATGGAACGCTCTAGGGGTTATGCTGACCAAATCTCTCAGTTCGACTCTGGTCAAATGCAAGAAGACTTCTATCAAGAACAAAAAGCATTATCAGAACCTGGTGAACAACAAGATAGATTGGCTATGGAAAACAGACTGTATGCTCAAGGTATGCTTGGCTCTTCTGGTGGTGAAGGAAGAATGCGTGGATTACAGACAGCACAATCTATGAAAGACCTTGCTAGACGTGCTGAAGCTCGCTCTGCATCTGAAGCTCAACTGGATAGAATTAGAGGTAGACAGTCGTCTGACTTTGGTGCTGCTCTTCAAATTGGCGCATTACCTATGGATTATGCGAATTTAGGTAGAGGTATAGGTAGTGGTATGTCTGGAGCTGCTCAATCTGGAGCTGCAATGAGAAATACAGCTGCTCAAAATGCCGCTGATACAACCGCTGGATTCTGGTCTCAACTAGGTCAAACTGTGGGTAGCTATGGACAGGATAATAAATACGAACAGTGGTATAAAGCTAAACAGAAATATGGTTCATAGGAGATAATTATGGCGACTGATTCATTATTTGGTAGTATGTTTGATGTAGATAAAGATATGCAATCTGCTAGAGAAAAGAGTGCTTTAAGCATGGCTGCGCTACCCAGAGGAAGAGTACAAGTATATGGTGCTGGTATGGCTGGTGGTATGCTAGGTCAAGGTGCTATGGAAGGAATGGGCTTTGAAACAGCTGAACAACAGAAACAAGCTAAGATTAATGAAATGATGGAGCAATTCCCTAATCCTACGACTTATGAAGATTATATGACACTTGCTGGTGAGTTCAATAGTATAGGTATTCTTGATGTTGGTGAGCATTTTAATAAGTTGGCTCAAGATATGAAAGGTACAACTTCTGACCAGTATCTTACTAATAAACGCATCAGAAATGAAAAAGCACTGGCTATTCAACAAGCGTTTGGACCTGCTGATAGTATTGAAAAGAAACAGGAGCTATATAATAAGTTAGTTAGTCTTGGTTATGGCGATTCTTCAATAACAACTGGATTAGCTAGCGCAATTACAACACTTAAAGCGTCTGGTTTTAAGATTGGAAAAGAGGAAAGACTAGCAGCCGATGCTGAAGAAAGACTAAGAGTTTCCAGGGAAAAAGAAGAAAGGGTTGCCAAAAAACAAGCACAAGATGTTGAGTATCAAGGCGTTACAGACTTTAATAAAGGAAAAGCTGACGCTGCTTATTACTTTTCCGCTAATGAGCCTGAAGGTTTTGGCGATGAAGACAAAAAAGCACTTATTGGAAAGGTTGGTTTAGAGATTAGTAACTACGATAATATTTTATCAACTGAAGCAACTAGGGGCAAGGTAACACCTGCTATAGCTGCTGGTTATTACACTAAAGTTTTAGACCTACCAAACGTTTATACTGCTGACCCTGAGTTCAAGTTCGGTGATACTGCAACTTGGGGTACTGATGCTGCCTTTAGTTCAACCAACTTTACAGACGCGTTAGACACTGTATTTAATAGAGGCGGTGCTGTAGTTAAAGCACAAGATGTTGCAATGTATTCTAAACTAGGGCTTATTATCCCTATGATAACGCAGGTAACAATTAACGGCAAAGTTGGTATATTGACACCAGCAACCGTAGCAAAATTAAGACTAAAATATAGTAAATAATATGGCTAATGTACTAACATTAACAGATGATGACTTCAATACTATTGGAGATGTTATATCTGAAGAAACAGAGTCTGAGGTCTTATCTATAACAGACGGTGATTTAGATGATATTACTCTAATATCAGAAGCAGAAGAACAGGACATTCAAGCAGTAGGTGAACAATCTAACTACCTTGGTGGAATGATTAGTGGCTTAGATGAGTCTGCTTCGTTTAACTTGGCTAGAGAAGGAAGGTCATTATTAACAGCTAAAGTATTCAAGAACAATGATTGGTTCTTTGGTAAAGCGTTTTATGGCGACAAACCTTGGACTGAAGAAGTTGAAGAGGGTGTTGGCTGGATTAGTGCTGAAGAACAAATGGGTGTTTCAGATGAAGTGTGGGATGCTATGTCTCATTCAGAAAGGGTTGAACAACTACATAAAGTATCTCAACAACAGATTCAAGAATATTATAACCCTGATGTAGATTCAGCAGCTTACATGGTCTCTAAATTTACAGGTGTGTTGACTGACCCTACTACCGCATTAGCTGTTACTTCTATTCCAGCATTTATGACTGTAGGTGCTGTTGATGCCTCATTATATGAACACGGTACAACTGGTGAGCTATCTCCAACCACCCCTTTAATTGGTGCTACGTTTGGTTATGGTGGTGGAAAGCTAGTTAATAAGTTAGCAGTTAGGGCAGAAACAAAACAAGCTACTGAAGTATTGAACGCATTACAGAGTGAGATGGCAGTAGTTGCTACTAAAGGCAACCTTTCGCCAATAGCTATATTAAACCAAGCCAAGAAGAATTTAAACCTCACAGATGAGGCTGTTGATATTGCTTTAGGTCGAGCAAATCGTAAACTAAAGATACCTACTGCTAAGACAGCTAGAGAGCAAATTGAAGAGAGTTCAAGAAAACAGATTATGCCTGGTAGTAAAACTGCCTTTGGTCAAAGTATTGATAAGATAATTGAGCCTATTTCTGAGGGTATTAAGCGTATCTCTCCACGTATTTACGGAAAACTACAACAAGCTGAAAGACTCCATTTTGAAAACGGTCATAAGTACGCTATGATGGTTGACCCTTTCTTGCGTAAAGCATTTCAAAGTAAGCAAAAGTTTTTGAACAAACAACAACAAACTGAATTAAATCATTTAATGCTTAACGCTAAAACAGTTGAGCAAGAAAAAGGGATTGAGAAGTTCTTGCGTAACGCTCTTGGTGATGAAACCCTAGTTAAAGACTACAAGATGTACCGTCAGGCAATGAATGAGATTCATGCTGAACGTATTGCTGCTGGTAATACTAAACTAAAACACATCCCTGGATTCTCACCTAGACGTATTGTTAATTATAACTTATGGTATAGAGGTTTAGCTGCGTCTGAACGTGGTGGTATTGATAAGATGCTTGAAACAGAATCTAAAAAGTTAGGTAAGAAGGTTGTTGAACTAACTGATGATGAGCGTGGCAAAATTATTTCCAAGTTTTTAACTTTTCCCTCTACTTCTAAAGCAATAAAAAAGGTCACTTCCGCTCAGAAACGTAAGATTAATAAAATATCTGCTGGTCAGGTTAATGCTTATGAAGACCCTTGGCATGCAACACACAAATACATCAAAGAATCGCAAGAAGAAATCCAAAGATTTAAGATATTCGGCTCTAAGAACATTGATGCTGGTGATGACCTAAACAAAACAGTTGCTAACTTTATTGCTCAAGAACAAAAAGCAGGTAGATTAAAGGGTACTGATGTTGATGCAATGAAGAACTACCTTGAGGCTAGGTTTGTACTTGGTCCACAACAAATGAACAAGTATCTTTCTAGTATAAAAGACACTGGCTATATGACATTACTAGGACACCCAACTAATGCTGTAAGACAGTTTGGCGATTTAGCATTAAGTGCTTGGAAAAACGGTGTGGTTAATACTACAGTAGGTGTTTATAAGACTATCTCTGGCAAAGGTATGACAGCTAAAGAGATGGGGTTACTTGACAACATTGCTCAGGAATTTGCTTCTGATACAGTTACTAAACGTGGTCTTGATTTTTCCTTTAAATACTCAGGATTCCGTTCTGTTGATGCTTTAGGTAAGGGTGCTTTAGTAAACTCTACATTGAGAAAGAGTGCTAATAGAATGTCAACTCGTAAAGGACAACAGATATTTAGAGATGAGTGGGCTGCTGTACTAGGTGCTGATGATGCTGCTAAAGTTATGGATGACTTCAAAGCATTTAAAGCAGGAACAATCGATAAACCAACAAGACTAATGAGAGATGTTGCGTTTATGGACTTGGCTAAGATACAACCTATTACTTTATTAGAGATGCCAGAGGCTTATCTGAAGAACCCTAATGGTCGTATTATGTATATGCTTAAAACATTTACAATGAAACACATTAACTTGATGCGTCAAGAAGGTTTTAAACAAATAAGAAATGGTAATACTAAAGAAGGTGTTAAGAGTTTAGCTGTGCTGAGTAGTTTCTTTACGCTTGGTAATATGGGTGTAGATAAGGTTAATGATTTAATCTTAGGTAGAGATACAAAACTAGAAGATAGTTTCTGGGTAAACCTATATCGTAATACTGGTTTACTTTCTAAGTATGATGTTGAGCAAA